GGATGGGCCGGATGCTGTTGCCCGGGGCTGGTGTGGCCCTGCGCGCCCCAGGCCGCAGGCGCCCAGCTGCTGCCGCTGCACCCATTCGGGTGATCGCCTGCTGCCTGGTGGCCGCCAGCTTCCGCGCGCTGCGGGTGACCGCCCCGCGCTGCGCTGCGGATGGTGCTGCAGCCAGCTTGGCCCTGCTGCGCCGAAGGCTCGATCGTGCCGCCAGGGTGCCGCCGGTTACCCGCGGCTTCCGGGCCCGGCCGCTGCCGCCGGGGGCGCTGGCAAACCGGCCGCTGGCGTCCCTGGTGTAACCCCGCCGGCCCTTGCCGCCCTTCGCCATGCCGCCTGCTGCCCGTGCTGCTGGCAGTTTTCCGAGGCAGGGGATAGGATTCCATCGAACCGACCGGCCTCGGCCGTTTGGTTTCCCATCGGTGGGTCCGTCCTCCGTTGGTTCGATCCGGCAGCCCTGGCAGGCTCCGGGTTGATGTTGTCTCTCAGTGAGCCCGGGCTTCCCTTGCGGGGGGTCCGGGCTTCGCTGCATGGTGCCGTCTCCTGCGCGGCGCAGACCGGGCGATTGCCCGGTTCGAGTCCAGATCCCTCCCCGCTTCCAATTGGTTGGGGATCTGGGTTTTCAGGAAGGGCTCCCGGTTGGCGCCGGGGGCCCTTTTCTGTTGACGCCGTTGTCTGGGGCGTGTACATTTCGGCCACGGTCATTTCGGCCACGGTTCGGTTGGAACCAGCCATCAACAAGGCCCTCAGGAGCGGTAACTCCTGGGGGTCTTCGGCTATGCGTCCGGCCCCGTCCCTCAGCTGCGCAGCAGCATCGCCGCACCACCGCCGCCGGTGCTGGTGAAGGCCGTTGGATCGAGGCCCAGGCTGCTGATGATCCGGCTCCGCAGCACCCCGATCCGCTCCAGCCGCTGCCCGTGCGCGGACGCTGCAGCACCTCCCCCGAACCGATACCGCGCCTTCAGCAGGCTGGTGTCCCACGTCAGCTTGCCGGCTGCCTGCAGCTGCTCATCCCTGCTCGGGCTGGTGCCAGGCACTGGGCCCTCGTACTCCTCCGCGTTGCCGAGGTGGGCGGTGCCATCGGCCACCTGGTCGGCGTAGTCGGCCTCCAGGTCCACGATCTCATTGATCCATGCCTGCACCTGCGCCACCGCCGCGGGTGAGACGCCCGCGACCTGGTTCATCGCGATCGTCAGGCCCTGCAGGGCTGCATCAGTGGCCGGCCAGCCGAGGTAGGTGCGGATCAGCTCGCGATCCTGCGTGGCCACAGGGGATGGCCCGGTGACATTCGGCCGCCAGAGCGGGTCAAGGGTGGGGACTGCCATCGTGGGTGGTGGTCAGGTGGGAGCGTGGTTCAGACGCGAGCGCGGGACGATCGGCGGCTGCGCTCCATCCGCTTCACGGTTGCCTGGGCCTTCTTCACGGTCGCGTCCGTCTTGCCGCCGCGGTACATCTTGAGCTCGCGCACCTTGCTGGCGGCGGCCTTGTACTTGGCCTTGGCGGTGTTCGGCGCTGCCTTGCTCATCGTGGCGGGCTTGGCCTTGGCGGCACCCTTGGCCGGTGTCTTGGCGGCCACTGTGGCGCTCCCCTTGGTGGCCCCCTTGGCGGCGCTGCGCTTGGTGCCGCTGCCGGTGGCCTTGTAGAAGTCGCGGGCCCGCTGAGCGGTGAACAGGCTGCGGGCGGCCTTGGCACCGCCGCCGGCCTTCACTGCCTGCCGGGCAGTTGCCTCAGCCGTCCGCGCCCGGCCCCGGGCCGTGGTGGTCTTCGCCTTCCCGCTGGCCTTCCCGGCCCTGCCGCCGCCTTTGCCGCCGCCGCCGCCGGAAAATCGGCCGCTCGAATCTCGCTTGTAGGTCCGGGCCATCAGTTGGGCATCACCACGTCGTGCCCCTGGTTTTCCCCGGAGCCGGAGAAGCCCGCGTCAGCCGGCGGCCCTGGGCCCCAGCAGCCCGCCCAGCCAGAAGCGATCAGCCGGCGCCAGGCTGTTGCTCAGCAGCCGCGTCAGCTCGATCCCGGCCGCATCCTCCATCGTGGTGGCCACCAGCCGCAGGCACTGCCGCACCCCCACCTGATCGCGCAGCAGGCAGCCCACCTGCAACGCCAGGAACAGCTCCAGCGTCGGCTCATCGATCACCTCGGCCTGCTCAACGGCTGGTGGCATCGCGGGGAATCGGCCGAAGCGGTCCCGCTCATTGTCCAGGCATGGATGCAGGCCGGCAACCATCCAGCAGTGGATGGGAAAACAGAGGGCAGGGATCCACCACGCGAGACAGATGGCCGGCCGCCGCCGCAGCAGCTACACCAGGGACAACGGTGGTCGCTTCTCCAGCACCCCGGGCGGTGGTGGCGGTGCCCGGCCGAAGGTGACTGGGGGCAGCCTCGCGGCACGCAGCAAGCTGAAGCGCAGCAAGGCCAGGGCCGCCGCTGCACCGGTCGGCACCCCGCAGCAGCAGCAGCGTGCGCAGCGTGCTGCCATCACCCGCGCCACGAATCGGCTCAAGGCCGTGCAGCAGGCTGTCCGCAGCCAGCTGGCGCCCACCAGCAAGGCCGGCGCAATCGGGGGCACGGTGCAGCGCAGCGCGGTGCAGGGCCGGGCGTTCAGCTACCTGCAGGGCAAGCGGCAACAGGCCGAGCTGGCTGCCAGCGGCCGCAAGGCCCCGCCACCGCCGCCGCGGAGCGCTGCAATGCAAGCGGCCCTGAAGGCTGCGCAGCAGCGCAGCAGCAGCAAGCCGGCCCCGGCGGCCACCCCAGGCCGGAAGGTGGTGTCCACGGCCCAGGGGCAGGGCGGTGGAGGGCTTGCCGCACGGCTCGGGGCGGCCCTGAAGGCAATCACCGGCCGGCGGCCGCAACAGCAGGCGCCGGCGCCTGCCAGGGGCGCTGCAGCGGGTGCCGGGCCGGCACGCAACAGCCCGGGCAACAAGCAGGTGCTGGCCAGGGCCGCCGCGGCGCAACGCAAGGCGCCACCTGCCGCCAGCCCGGCGCCCGCCAAGGCCCAGGCTCCTGCTCAGGCACCCGCCAAGGCCAAGCCAGCAGCGAAGCCCAAGGCCCAGCCCAGCAAGCCCCAGCCCAAGCCACAGCCGGCTGCAGCGCCCCCTGCCAAGGCCACACCCAAGCCCAGGGCGAAGGCGAAGCCCAAGGCAGCGCCCAAGGCGAAGGGCAAGCCCACCGCCACGGCCGCCAAGCCCCAGCAACCCGCTAACGCCATCCGCCGCACCAACAAGCGCCTCGCCACCAACTACAAGCCGGGAGACGACGACTTCAACTCCGATCAGCGCTACTTCAAGCGCAAGGACCGCAAGCTGGCGCAGAAGGAAGCCAAGATCCGCAAGCAGCTGGCAGACGCCAGGGCTCAGCTGAAGAAGCTCGACGGCGCCTCCAGGCCGGCCCGGAAGCCACGCCGCAAGCGGTAGGTCACAGCACCGGCAGCGCGGCAGTCTCGATCCCAGGGAACTGCCGCTTCTCGCTCGGGCTCGGTTTCCGCAGCGCATCGCCGAGCACCTTCGAGGCACGATCGAACGGCCAGCCCCGGCCGGCGGCGAACTCCCGCGTGATCGCCTCCCGGCTCCGCTCCCAGTAGGCCTCACGCAGCAGGGTGGCCCGCCGCTTCGGGTCCACTTCCTCCACGGCTTCCGTCGCCACTGGCGCCAGGCTGCAGCGGCACCGCGGGTGCTGCGTGCCCACCATCTCCGCCAGGAGGTAGATGTTGCCGTGGCGGCTGGCGCACACCGGGCAGGTGCGCTCATCCTTCGTCGCGATCCACCTGGCGTACTTCATCCCGTTCCGCTCAGCGGTCGCCTTCTGCGCCCCCACGTAGGCGTTGGACAGCTCAGAGCGTGCGATCAGCTCTGCACGGTTCGCCAACCCCAGGCTGCGGGTGATGCCGTTCGGGTCCCGTGCACCCAGCAGGGCGATGCGCACATCACGCTCGATCTTGCGGTAGCCCTGCCCCCGCGCCACGCCCTGGGTGACGATGCGGGTGAGGTTGTCGCGGAACGATTCCACCTCCGCCCTGATGTAGGCCGAGGTGGTGGCTGCTGCAGCACGGATCGCGGCACGGTTGGGGCCCACGAACTGCGACCGCGCCACCACCTCGGGATCTGTGGTCTGCAGCAGCTGCCGCGCCAGGTCATCACCCAGTGCGGTGGCCTGCTCCAGGTCAGTGGCGTAGCGCTGCTCCAGGGCCTTCAGCTCGGCGGCGTTGAAGTAGGCCTGCGCGATGCGCTGCAGGTCCTGCAGCTTGCGGGACGATTCCGCGATCGAGTACGACCCAGGCCGCCGCAGCTGGCCGTCAGCGCTGCGTTCTGCCGGCAGTTCTGGATCCACGGCCTGGCCATACCAGCGGCGGAGATCACGCAGCGTGCGGCGCAGGGCGATCACCAGCGCCCGGCGGGTGTTGGTGCTGGCGCGATCAGCCAGGCCATCGAGGGCCTGGGCGAAGTCGTCCGCCAGCTGGAGCTGCTGATCACCGATCGTGATCGCCATCAGGCCTTCTTGCCACGCCGCTTCCGGCCACCACCCAGCTGCCGCTGGCTGCCACCGCCGGTGCCAC